AAGACCCATTAAAAAAAGAATTATTACAAATTGATATAGATGAAAAAATATATGCAAAAGCTTCTATGCAATTAGTAGCAAGAGATAGAATGAGAGAAATAAAACTATGGTCTGGATTTAAAAAGAAATTTGATGATGGATCATTTGATACTAAAGATGTTAACACACATCAACTACATTCGTATCACCTAACTATGAAAAATAAAGCAGAGACATTAACATCAGGATCTAGTCAACCTGAAGTATTTAATGTCTTAGGTCAATTACAATCTATTGAAAGAATAAAGAAAGAGTTAGGTCAATTAGAATATGATAAGAAAGATAAACTTACACACGAACTTGGAGCAAAACCAGAGTAAAAAATTATTTTTTTTAGTTGCAATGCCTAGATCCGGTAATACGGTATTTGCTTCTTTAATGAATCAAAATCCAGAGATAGCAACAACAGCTAATTCTATTACGTTAGAGATAATGAAAGATTTATTTTTGCTTAAAGAAACAGATGTGTTTCAAAACTTTCCAGATCACAAATCTTTAGATAATGTAATGGATTCTGTCTATGATAATTACTACAAAGATTGGCCACAAAGAATAATTATTGATCGTGGGCCAGTAATGACTACAGGTAATTTTGAATTAATGAAAAAATATTTTAAACGTCCTTTTAAATGTATTATATTATTAAGAGATTTAATGGATGTATTAGCTAGTTATATGCAATGGTATACGCAAAACCCTGATGCATTTCCTAATAGATTTGGGTTAAAAAATGATGAAGAGAAATTATTTATGTTAATGCATAAAGAAGGAAGTATTGCTAAAGAACTAGATGCAATTAAAAATTCATATAATTATCCTGGTATGTGTCACTATGTAAAATATGATGATCTTATGACAAATCCTACAGAAGAATTACAAAAAATATATAAATTTTTAGAAGAACCATATTACCCTCATTATTTTGAAAACTTGAAAGATATTAATATCAATGGTATAGAATATAACGATACAGTTGTAGGAAAGAATATGCATAAATTACATACAGGAAAAATTGAAAAAATTTATAACCCTTACATAGAAAAAATACCACAACGTATAAAAGAAAATTATGAACACATTAAATTTTAATGTTGTATTTTTAGGACAGTCTGTTTTAAAATATGAAGTTCCTCTAGATATATATAATATTATTAATGATATTTATGAAAAAAAGCGACAAGAGTTACCTAAAGCTAATCCACAATTAGTAGGTAAAATTCAAAACGAACATTCATTATTTTTTAATGGACCACCAAATAATAAAATGTATTCACATGATTTTTTACCACATAATGTTAAGCAATGGTTTCATGAAACTATGAAACATTATTTAGATTGGAATAAAATTTTAAACTATAAAATGCATTTNAATTCTATATGGGTAAATGAAATGAAAGCTANTGAATATAATCCAGTACATATTCATCAAGGATCAATATATACTGGTCTATCTTCTGTTATGGTTTTAAAATTACCAAAAAATACAGGCATTGAATACTCAGCACCTGGTAAACCTATGAATGGATCTTTGCAAATATTAGGAAATTCTTCAGGACAATTTTGTAACTCAGACTATGGCCCAATATTAAAAGAAAGATCTTTTTTTGTTTTTCCATATGATATGAGGCATTGTGTTTATCCGTTCAATAGCACGGATGATATAAGAAGAACTTTAGCATGTAATATGGATGTAGAATATGATCCAGTTTTAAATAGGAGCGCATTTTGATTATACTAGAACCTAAATGGAAAAGTTGGATAATTGAAACAACTACACCTTTGTTTACTCCAGAACAATGTCAACAGATTATTGAGTGTGGCAGACGTCAACCACCGCAACAAGCAAAAGTTGGTACGGGCAAACCAAGTGGTGGCACAAATACAGAAAAAAGAATTACAACTATTAGTTGGATACCGTTTAATGAAATGAAACCAATGTATGATCAAGTAAATAGTTTTATAAAAAAAACAAATTTAAATCATTTTGGCTTTGAAGATGTTGGAGTAACAGAACAAGCTCAGTTTACAGAATATCCTGAAGGTGGGTTTTATGATTGGCATATGGATTGTGATATAAATATGCAACACGAACCTCCTGTTAGAAAAATATCAATGACAGTTTTACTTTCATCTGAAAATCAATTTGAAGGAGGAGATTTAGAATTAATGGCTCCTGGTAAAAAAGTTAAACTGAAACAAGGTCATGCTATTTGTTTTGCATCATTTATAAATCATAGAGTAGCACCTGTTACTAAAGGTGTTAGGCAATCTCTTGTTATGTGGTTTGGAGGTCAACCTTTTAGATGATAATAGAAAAATTTTTTCCAACAATTGTATATGGTAAAGATGTGCAATTAGATAATAATCAATTAGAACAAAATATTATTAAGTGGGCTAATGAAGATAAAGGTATAGTAAAAACAAATTATAAAGGTTGGCACTCAACAACTAATATGCATACTAAACCTGAGTATAAACCCTTATTTGATGAGTTATTTAAAATGCAAGAAGAAATATATAAATACGAACATTTAGATAGGAGATCAAGATTAGGTAATATGTGGGCTAATATAAATCCACCAGGAGCTTTAAACAAAGCTCATGTTCATCCTAATGCATTATTCTCTGGTGTTTACTATATTAAAACACCAAAAAATTGTGGTAGATTAAATATAATGGATCCAAGACCTGGTATACAATGTAATATGCCTACAAGAAAATCAGGTAATCCTGGTAAAGATTTATGGAGAGATATAAATTTAGAACCTGTAACAGGTAGAATAATAATGTTTCCTTCGTGGTTATGGCATTCAGTTGAAGAAAATAAATCAAATGATATAAGAATATCAGTAAGTTTTAATTTTATACAAGATGGCTTTCAATAAATATCAAGTAATAAAAAATGCAATTAGTTATGAATTAGCTAATTTTATATTTAATTATTTTTTACTTAAACGTGACGCAGTTGCTTTTATGTATGAAAATAATTTAATATATGACACAGGGATGTTAGGCACTTGGAAAGATGAGCAAGTTCCAGACACTTATTCTCATTATGGAGATCCTGTTATGGAGACTTTGTTAATGAAAGTATTACCGACAATGCAACAAGAAACAGGGTTGCAGTTAATACCCACTTATTCATACGCAAGAATATACAAACAAGGTGATGTATTAAACAGACATAAAGATAGACCTAGTTGTGAAATATCTACAACAATACATTTAGGAGGCCATCCTTGGCCTATCTATATAGATGGCACAGGAGCAAACAATGTTATAGATGAAAAAAAAGGTTTAGTTAAACCAGGCGCTCCAGCAGGCACTAAAGTCTTACTTGAAGTAGGAGATATGTTGGTGTACAGTGGATGCGAATTAGAGCATTGGAGAGAACCGTTTGAAGGAAATGTCTGCGGACAAGTATTCCTTCACTATAACCATGTAAATGGTCCTTTTGCTGAAAAGAATAGGTTCGACAAAAGGCCGATGTTAGGTATTCCCAAAATAGGGAATAAATAATATAATGGTTTTTTATGTTACAAAAAATAAATATAGCTCCAGGAATTAATAAACAAGTTACAGCAACGGGTGGCGAGGGCCAATGGGTTGATGGTGACTATGTTCGTTTTAGATATGGCTCACCTGAAAAAATAGGAGGTTGGGCACAATTAGGAGATATTACTTTAACTGGCAGAACGACTGCCATGCACCAATTTGTTAATTCAGATGGTATTAAATATTCAGCATTAGGAACAAATAGAATTTTATATGTATATTCAGGAGGTGCATTTTATGATATAACTCCTATTAAGGCTACAACAACATTAACGAATGCATTTACAACAACGCAAAGTGACGCCACAGTCACGCTTACGTTTTCATCTGATCATAATATTTCTAAGTACGATATCATTCTTTTGGATAATTTTACCACTATTACCGATTCTGATTTTGCTGCTGGTGATTTTAATGATAAAGCTTTTATGGTCGCAACCGTCCCTACTTCAACAACGCTTACATTTGAAATGGGATCGAATGAATCCGGATCAGGAGCATCTACATCAGGTGGAATAAGAGTTCAACATTATTATTCAATTGGACCTGCAGTTGAAGAATCAGCAGCTGGTTGGGGACTAGGAGCATGGGGTGGTACTGTTGCTGGAGAAGTAACTTCAACACTAGATGGAGCTTTAACTTCAGGTTCAACAAGCATAGTATTAGATG